CCCGAACACGCTGCACCGAAGCTCGAGTACTGGGGATGCTGCGAAACGGAAGATGATTTCGACTGGGTCATCGAACTCCCGAACGGAAAGACGGACTACCGCAAGGTGCTCTCGATCTCGCAGCATGCCGATGTCGGCAAGGCATGGGACCAGGCCAAGAAGGATGTCGAGCACTGGCTCGAGAAGGTCGAGGACTTCGACACCGCCGAATGGCAACAGGACCGCGAGCGCATGCGGCTCGACTACGCGAACTTCAGGAACTGGGTCAGCAAGACCTATGGGATCATGCCACCCGATCCTGAACCAATCGGCCCGGGTGAACGCGGATTCAGCGAGTGATTCGGTAAACTGCCGCCATGCGACGGCGGCGACATCCCATCCTCCTCGCCAACATGGATGACTGCCTCCTCGGCGTCATGTACCCAAAGGCCACCGACCGAGCAGGAATACCCGTCGCCGTATACTCGGCAGACATGATCGCGGCCCGCCTGCGCGATCAACACGACATGTCCATCGGCGAAGCACGCACCTTCGTCACCGACAACATCGAAACCAACGAACTTGGACCCGGCACCCCGCGCCTGATCTGGGCCGCAACGAGCGAAGATTTCGGCGAACCCGTGTGCAAAGCCTGATATACTGCGGGGCAATGAATATTAGTTCGTATGACGATTTCAAAGCGGCTGTCACTACAGCCGTTGTCGCACAAGGGCGAACCCGAAGCCAAGTCGCACGCGACCTTGAACAGCAGGGCAGGCTCCGCGCACATACCGTGATGTGCCTGCTGTCCACCGCGCCCGTCATCGGGAAGCGAACCGCCACCTTCGACTCCGCCATCACACTCGCCGATGCCGCAGGACTCCGCATCACCCTCACCCCAAAGGAAACCACGTAATGCCCAGCAAGTCACCCGCCCAGCGACGACTCATGGCAGCCGCTGCCCACAGCCGCAGCTTCGCCAAGAAGGTCGGCGTCCCCATGTCCGTCGCCAAGAAGTTCAACCGCGCAGACGTGAAGGCAAAGGGCAAGAAGCGCAAGTGACCAAACTAGCGGCCTACGGTGAGAACGGCCGCCGCGTCGGCGAAACACACCACAATGCCACGATCCCCGACGAAGTCATCCAAGAGATCCGAGAGCTCCACGAAGAGCACCGATGGGGCTATCGTCGCATCGCCAAAGCCCTCGGACTCCGCTGGACCACCGTCAGCAAAATCTGCCGCTACCAACGCCGAGCCTGCCTCCCAGCAGACTGGAAACGCCCTCGTCAAGCGAAAGATCGGCCGGCCAGCCCTGACCAAGGCACCTGAACCATTTGCCAGCGAAGTACTTGCGTGGATCTCCCAAGGCAAGACCTTGCTCGCGTATTGCGAACAGAAGGGCAAGCCAGCAAGGCAAACGATCACCGGGTGGTTTGACCTTGATCCAGAGTTTTTCAGTCACTACAAGGCCGCACGCGAGACAGGCTTCGAGGCCATGTTTGAGCAGTGCGGGGAGATCGCAGACATCGAGCCGGAAACGCCCGTCCAGGCCGCGTGGAGGCGATATCAGATCGACACCAAGCTCAAGATCCTCCGCATGGCAAACCCGGCCAAGTATGGCGAGAAGGTCGCCGTAGACCACGGCGGCGGAATCACTCTCAACGTCATCACCGGCGTCCCGGATGGCGAATAAGACCATCCGCCTCGGATACGAGCCTCGGGACTGGCAGCGGCGGTGCCACCTCGAGCGCCGGCGGTTCACCGTGCTTGCCCTGCACAGACGCGCCGGCAAGACCGAACTCGCCCTCATGGAGCTCCTCCACCGGGCGGTGAAGTGCCAGTCGGATCTCGGATTCTTCGTGTACGTGGCCCCGTTCTTGAAGCAGGCCAAGGCCATCGCCTGGGCGCGACTGAAGCAGAAGATCGACCCATTCATCCGCACCGGGTCCGTGGACGTGAACGAGGCCGACCTCGCCGTCACGTTCAAGTCGAACAAGGCCACGATCCGACTGTTCGGCGGCGACAACCCGGACGCCCTGCGTGGCGTGCGCCTGGACGGCTGCGTCATCGACGAGGTCGCGCAGATCAAGCCGGAGGTATGGGAGGCCATCATCCAGCCTGCCCTGTCCGACCGCCGCGGCTGGGCGCTGTTCATCGGCACCCCCGCCGGGATCAACCTGTTCAGCGAGCTCTACTACCGCGCCGCAAGTGGCTCCCTCGAGGACTGGTATGCGGCGAAGTACACGGTCTACGACACCGATGCGCTCGCGCCCGACGAGGTCAAGCGCCTCGAGCGCGACATGCCCGAGTCGGCGTTCGCACGCGAATACCTGTGCGACTTCAGCGCGGCCGGCGACGATCAGCTCATCGCCCTCGCCGACGCCGAGAACGCCGCGCAGCGCCAGTACCAGGACGGCGACATCATCGACCAGCCGCTCATCGTCGGCGTGGACCCGGCACGGTTCGGGGATGACCGCAGCGTCATCGTCCTGCGCCAGGGGCTCCGCATGGAGCCGCCCATCGTCCATCACGGCATCGACAACATGGCGCTCGCCGCAGCCGTCGCCAACGTCATCGAGGACCGCGACCCGGACGCCGTGTTCATCGACGCTGGGGCCGGCGCGGGCGTCATCGACCGCTTACGGCAGCTCGGCTACGACGTGACCGAGGTCGCATTCGGCGGCAAGGCCACCTACGCCAACCTGTTCGTGAACAAGCGTACCGAGATGTGGTGGGCCATACGCGAGTGGATACAGGCGGGCGGCTCGATCCCCAACGACATCACGCTGAAGCAGGAGATCAGCACGCCGATCTACTGGTACGACGCAGCCGGCAAGCGCGTGCTCGAGTCGAAGGACGAGATCAAGAAGCGGCTCCAGGGCGGCGGCAGCCCGGACATGGCCGACGCGCTCTGCCTCACGTTCGCGTACCCGGTCGCCAAGATGCTGCCACGCGAGGTGCGCGAGAAGATCGACACGCGACCGACCGACTACGACCCGTACCAAGAGATCAGTACCCGTAACCGCTAAACGGAGGTCTACAGTCATGGTCAGGCAGGCCACGGAGCAGGACATCGAGGCAATCGCCGACATGGGCATGGAGTTCATGTCAGGCACCAAGTATGCGTCCGTGCTGCCCATGTACCGCGATGACGCACGCGCAGCCATCCTCCAGCTTCATTTGGTGGGCCGCGTCTGGGTGGCGGAGATTGAAGGCCGCATTCGCGGGTTTCTGGCGGCGTCCATCATCCCGTGCTGGTTCAACCCCCGCTCGCGCATCGCGCTTGAACACGTCTGGTGGATGGACGAAGATGTCCGAGGACGAGTTGAAGGCATGCGGCTCCTGCTCGAGTTCGAGCGGTGGGCGAAAGAGCAAGGGGCGCAAGTCGCCTGTTTGTCAGACATCGTCCTCGAAGCCGGCAGTCCGGCTGGGTCGATCCTCCAAAGGCTCGGCTACGAGGTGAGCGAACGCACTTTCCTGAAGGTTCTCCCATGTTCGACCGCAATATCCGACGAATCCACGACCTCTCCGCACGCCGCGAGCGACACTTCGTTGTCAGCGGACTGACCGCGCTCGGTACTGCCCTCGGCGCGACCGCTGGCAGCGCCTTGGCAACGGGCGCACTTGCGGCAGGCGTCATGGGCACCGCAGCCGCCGGGACGGGCTACAGCATTGCCGCAGGCGAACGTGGCGCAAAGATGCAGAAGCAGGCGATGGGCCAGCAGAAGCAGGCGCAGGACGCCGCAGCCGCCCAGGCTCGAAGCCAACAGCGCCGTAGCCAGCAGGCGATGGCCGCCGCAAACCGCGCCGAGCCCGCCGTCGCCGACATCATGGGACGTGCCGCCGCCGAGATGGGTGGCGGTCCCTCAAGCACCATGCTCACCGGGCCGATGGGCGTGAACCCGCAGGAACTTCAGCTCGGCCGCACCTCTCTCCTCGGGGGCTAAATGAGCGAGTACACCGGAGACAATCAGTCGTATCCCGGCGCTCCCACGCGGGATCGACTGTTCACCCGGTGGGGCCAGCTCAAGAGCGAGCGTGCGTCCTGGTACGCGCACTGGCAGGAACTCACCTCCTACATCCTGCCGCGCAACGGTCGCTACTTCCGGCAGGACCGCGACCGCGGATACCGCCGCCACAACAACATCTACGACTCGACCGGCACCCGCGCCCTGCGCGTCCTCGGCGCTGGCATGATGTCGGGCGCGACCTCGCCGGCACGGCAGTGGTTCCGCCTTGCCACGCCGGACCCGGAGCTCAACTCCTACGACCCGGTCAAGCTCTGGCTCGATGACGTGACCAAGCGCATGCAGCGCGTGTTCCAGAAGTCAAACACCTACAACGCTTTGCACCAGATGTACGAGGAGCTCGGCACGTTCGGCACCGCAGCCACCATCCTGCTCCCCGACTACCAGAGCGTCATTCACCACTACCCGCTGACCTGCGGCGAGTACTGCATCTCAACCGACGCGAAGGGCCGCGTCTGCACGCTGTACCGCGAGTTCGAGATGACCGTCTCGCAGGTGGTCAAGGAGTTCGGCCTCGAGAAGTGCAGCGTGTCGGTGCAGAACATGTACCGCACCGGGAACCTCGACCAGTGGGTGCCCGTGATCCACGCCATCGAGCCTCGCGCCGACCGCGACATCGGCAAGCGCGACGCCAAGAACATGCCGTGGGGTTCGTATTACTTTGAGGTCGGCGGCGAGGAAGGCGTGTTCCTGCGCGAGAGCGGGTTCCAATACTTCCCGGCGCTCTGCCCGCGTTGGTCCGTGATTGGTGGCGACATCTACGGCAACAGCCCTGGCATGGAGGCGCTCGGAGACATCAAGCAGCTCCAGCACGAGCAGCTCCGCAAGGCGCAGGCCATCGACTACCAGACCAAGCCGCCGCTTCAGGTGCCGGCGTCCATGAAGAACCGCGACGTGGAGACGCTCCCTGGCGGGGTGTCGTACTACGACGGGCAGTCGAACGGGATCAAGACCGCGTTCGAGGTCAACCTGAATCTCCAGTACCTGCTGAATGACATCATGGATTGCCGCGAGCGCGTGCGTGGTTCGTTCTACGCGGACCTGTTCCTGATGCTCGCCAACACCCCGAACACCCGCATGACCGCAACCGAGGTCGCCGAGCGCCACGAGGAGAAGCTCCTCATGCTCGGCCCGGTCCTTGAGCGACTGCACAACGAGCTGCTTTCCCCGCTGGTGGACATCACGTTCACGCGCATGGTGGCGTCTGGGGCACTGCCGCCGGCTCCGCAGGAATTGCAGGGAATGGACCTGAACGTCGAGTTCGTCAGCATGCTGGCGCAGGCGCAGCGTGCCATCGGCACCAACGCCGTGGACCGCTTCGTCGGGAACCTCGGGGCCATCGCCCGCATGAAGCCCGACATCCTGGACAAGTTCGACCAAGACCAGTGGGCCGACGTATACGCCGACATGCTCGGCGTGGACCCGTCGCTCATCATCGCCGACAAGGAGGTTGCGCTCCTGCGCGACGCTCGAAATCAGGCGATGGCTGCGAAGGAACAGGCTGCCGCGCTTCAGCAGACATCGCAGAGCGTCAAGAACATGGCGCAGGCACCGACTGGGCAGCAGAACGCACTCACCGACGTGATGAACATGTTCTCGGGGTACGGCTCGCCCTCTGGTGTTGAGGTCTAAC